AGGATCGCACCGGGCGCATTTCGCAAGACCCTGACAGAAACACCAGATGTGCGCCTCTTGATCAATCACGAAGGTCTACCTTTGGCAAGGACAAAGAACGGAACCCTTCGCCTGACAGAAGACGAAGCCGGACTTTACATGGATGCAGATCTACCAGATACGCAAGCAGCTCGCGATCTTTACACATTAGTCGAGCGCGGCGACGTTGATCAGATGAGCTTTGCCTTCAGAGTGATTCGCCAGAAGTGGAGCGAAGATCGCAGCCGCCGAGTTCTTACCGAACTCAGCCTTTCTGACGGCGACGTTTCAGTCGTAACTTACCCGGCCTATCCGACGACCACAGTCGAAGCCAGGGAACAATTAAAGGCAGCGATGCAGGCAGTCAAAGAAGGACGCGATATCAGTCCAGAAACTATGCTGGTTCTAGAAAATATTTTCTCCGATCTTTCAGAGGGCCACGAATACATTATGAAAGCGGCTCAAATCATGTCTGAATTTATGGCGATGGAAGACTCGACATACATGGAAGATGAAGAAGAAGATCGCGCAGTCGACACAGTCGGCAGCTTCGTCTCCTGGGATTCTTCGGGCGGCACAGCACGCGGCAGAGTCGAACACGTTATGCGCGAAGGCGTTCTAGGAATACCAGGTACAGATTTCTCAATTACAGCCGAAGATGATGACCCTGCAATTTTGATTAGAATTTATGAAGAAGTCCGAGATGGATGGCAGGCAACGGAAACTCTCGTAGGACACAAAGCATCCACACTCACACTCATCGATGCATTGCCAGAACCAAGTCCAGAAGAAGCAGGGCGCAAGATTTCTCTTCGCCTCGCGCAAGCAATCGTCAGCAATACAAACTAGAATTCTGCTGAAATCAGCAGATACAAAGCCGGAGCGCCTCTCGCACCCAATATGCGCCGCGAGATTAAGTGACACCACTTTGATCCAAACCACACTCATAAGGAGATCAATAAATGTCAAAGTCTTTCCTTGATAAATTGATCGAGCGTCGTGATGCAGTTAAGTCAGAGATGGACGCAGTTCTCGAAGCAGTAGCAGAAGAGAACCGCACTGACCTCACAGCAGAGGAAACCACAAAGGTGGACACACTCGTAGAAGAATCACGATCACTCGATACAAAGATCGAAAAGATGAAAACACAGGCAGATGCAGATGCAAAAGCATCTGAGATCCGCTCAGCAGTTTCAGATGTTGTAATGCCAAAGATCGGCGGCACAACAGTCACACGCGAAGAGCGCACATACTCAGCAAACTCAGCATCATCATTCGTGAAGGACGCATTCAATGCACAATTCTCAAATGACTATGCAGCAAACGAGCGCCTAGCACGCCACATGCGTGAAGAGTCAATCGAGCGCCGCGATGTTGGAACGGCACAATTCGAAGGTCTTGTAATTCCACAGTACCTCGTCGACCTTGCAGCTCCACTAGCACGCGCAGGCCGCCCATTCGCGGATGCAGCTACAAACAAGATGGCACTTCCACCAAGTGGAATGACGCTGAATATCAGCAGAATGACCACAGGAAGTTCAACAGCCGTACAAGTTACACAGAATGATGCAGTATCAGAGACAGACGTCGATGACACATTGCTCACAATCAACGTGCGTACGATCGCCGGACAGCAAGATATTTCACGTCAGGCACTAGAGCGCGGAACAGGCATCGACACATTTGTGATCGCTGACTTGATCAAGTCATGGCATACAACACTCGATTCACAGATCCTAAACGGTGCAGGCACAGCCGGCACAATCAAGGGCCTTCGTGCATCAGGTGGAAACGCCATCACATTCACATCAACAGCACCAACAGTCGGATTGCTTTATCCAAAGCTCGCTGATGCAATTCAGCAGATCCAGACAAACGCATTCGTTTCACCTACACACTTCGTGGTACATCCACGTCGCTTAGCTTTCTTGCTTGCAGCAGTGGATAGCACAAACCGTCCACTTGTTGTACCAGCAGCAAACGGAGCGACAAACGCAGTAGGCGTAGGCGGAGCACCTGCATACGGAAACTCCGGATACCAAATGCTCGGACTTCCAATCATCACCGATGCAAACATCGGAACCACATACGGAACCACTACAAACCAGGATGAAATCTATTGCGTAACAGCAAGCGAATCTCATCTATGGGAACAGCCAGGATCACCATTCGCTCTTCGCTTTGATGCGACAGGCGCTGGAAACCTTCAGATCAAGTCTGTCGTTTACGGCTACGCCGCATACACAGCAGAGCGCTACCCACTTGCAGCCTCGATCATTTCAGGCACAGGTCTAAGCGCACCAACCTTCTAATCGAAGGCAAGCACTAAATTGTGCAGGGCGAGTGGCCCACCCCCCGAGTCACTCGCTCTGCACTTCTAAACAGGGGGAAACAAATGAAGACAGCACACAAAGTAACAATCGGCTCGTGCGATCCAGGATCCGTAAATGGATCCTTCGCATACAGACTGATCCAACTTGCGCAAGCAAGAAGCGACAGACTCGGGCCATTTGTAAGAATCAAAGGTTCCGGACTTTTATCAAAGCAACGCAACCGCATGGTGAAACAATTTCTGGATAACACAAAGAGCGACTGGCTTCTTATGTTGGACTCAGATGAGCAGCTCACCACTCAAGCATTCGACGCCTTGATCGACACAGCCCATGACAAAGACCGCCCGATCGTCGCAGGCCTTGTCTTTGCAGGATTTGGAGTGCCAGGCAAGCCTTACCCAAAACCAGTCCCGGCGATATTTCAGGACTCAGACAAGGGCTTTCTTCCGCTTTACAAATACGACAAGAATTCAGTCTTTGAAATTGACGCAGCTGGAACCGGATGCCTGATGGTTCACCGAAGCGTTCTAGAGAAGATGCGCGAAGTCGCAGACCCAAACCAGGGAACCGATTGGTGCTGGTTTTGGGATGGGCCAGTAAACGGCGACTGGATCGGGGAAGATTTATTATTCTGCCGAAGGGCAAAGGCGCTCGGATTTAAGATCCACGTCAACACAGCCGCAGTTCTACCCCATCAAAAGAGCTTCTGGATGGAAGAGATCCATAATGATATTTGGAAAGATTAAGAAGATCCGGCGCAAGCCGGCAAAGGAAACAGCAACCGCCGATCCCAAACTAGAACGCGCAATGCTGCCGAAACCGGAAAGAAGGACGAAGCGTGGCCCTAACTAATGCCTATTGCACCCTGGCCGAATTAAAGGCCTCACTTGCGATCACAGATGCCGTAGACGACACCCCACTCGAAGCAGCGATCACAGCAACGAGCAGAATGATCGATGACTACACCGGGCGCTTCTTTTACCGAAACGGAACAGCGCAAGTACCAGTCGCCCGTTATTACACCCCACTCGATCCCTGGACGCTGAACATGGACGATAACTACGCGATCACAGAAGTAGCAACAGACGACAACTTCAACCAGACATGGGATATCGTCTGGTCAACCAGCGACTACATGCTTGAGCCAGTAAACAACCCACAGCGCGGCTGGCCAGTCAACCGCATCCTTGCAATCGGCCGATACGTTTGGCCTTATTATTTACCACAGGCCTGCCGAATCACCGGCATCTGGGGATGGACAGCAACACCAGCAGAGATCAATATGGCAACCTTGATCCAAGCAGCTCGATTATTCACACGCCGCCAGTCGCCATTTGGAATCGCAGGAAGCCCGGACTTAGGCACAGTGCGCCTCACAGCCAAACTCGACGCAGACGTTGAAGCCTTGCTTCGACCATTCCGCAAGAACAATGGGCTGGCTAAATAATGCCGATGCAACCAAGCCAGGTGCGAGACGGACTCAAGACAAGACTTCAAACAATCTCGGGGCTTCGCGTTTACGAAGTGATCCCAGAACCAGTAACTCCGCCATGCGCGATCGTGGGGCAGCTCGACTTCACATTCGATATCGATAACGCCCGGGGATTAGACCAAGCAAACGTTGATATTTATGTGATCGTCCAGCGCTTCTCAGAGCGAGCAGGCCAGGACGCCCTCGATGGATACCTTGCAGGAACCGGAGCAACATCTATCAAAACAGCAATAGAAGGAGACAGAACGCTCGGTGGTGCATGCCAGACATTGCGAGTGATCGGCGCAGAGTCCGGAACCTACGACTCGCAATCGAATACTTTTCTCTCTTACCGATACCGCCTAACAATCTACGGATAAGGAACCGACATGACATATACAGTAATCTCAAACCGGGAAGTCTGCGGAAAGACCACAGGCGACACGCTCACAGCGAAAGAATTGCAAGATGCAGGAGTCAGCACAGAAACTCTGATCGCCGGCAACCACATCAAAGCAAGTAACACAGCACCACAAATCCCATCCATCACAATCAAAACAGAAGAAGGAGCGACTAAATAATGGCTCGCATAGTTCTCACAGACGCATTCATCTCCGTCGGCGGAGTGGATCTGAGCGATAGAGTCGCTTCAGTTACACTCAGCGAAACATTCGACATCGTCGAAACGACAGCATTCTCATCAACAGCAGCAAAGACACGCGTTGCTGGATTAGAAGACAATTCAATCACCCTCGAATTTCATCAAGACTACGCAACCAGCGAAGTAGAGCAGACAATCTACCCACTTCTGGGAACAGCAGCAGCTGTGATCGTAAAGCCAAACGGCAGCGTTACCAGCGCGTTCAATCCAAGTTATACCTGCTCTGCTATTATTGCGGAATGGACTCCGATCAACGGATCCGTCGGCGAATTGGCCACAGCTAGTGTGACTTGGCCAATCACAGGAGCAATAACAAAGGCGGTCGTATAATGGCAAGACTCGTACTAACAAACGCATCTGTTGTATTTGGAACCACCGATCTCTCGGATTATATTTCGAGCATCACTCTAAATTCAACATTCGATATCGTCGAAACAACTGCATTCGGAAACACAGCGAAGACACGTGTTGCCGGTCTTGCAGACAATTCTGTGACGCTTGAATTTCACCAGGACTACGCAACAGGAGAAGTCGAGCAAACAATCTATCCGTTACTCGGAACAGCAGTCACGATAGTAGCAAT